ATAAATCAAATCCTGTCGTCATGTGGTCAGGCTCCTGTAACCACGTTGGACACTACCAACCCAGACGTTGCGATTGTATACGATACGTTGCTACAGGTGAACAGAGAGGTTCAAGCTGAAGGCTGGACTTTCAATAAAGAGAACCACGTTGAATTCACCCCAGACGATGACGACTATATAAATATACCTAACAATATAATCCAGTTAAAGCTGACAGAAAATTCAGCTAATATAGAGTATGATGCTATTCGTAGAAATGGCAGACTCTATGATAAAGCACATCATACAGACAAATGGACAGAAGATACTATAGAGTGTGATGTTGTATATGAATTTGATTGGGTAGATTTACCTCAACCAATACAAGATTTTATAACAGCTAGAGCTGCTACTTTAGTATCACAGAGAATAGTAGGAGACAGTGGTCAGTACCAGATGCTCCAACAGCAAGAAGCATACTTAAGAGCATTAGCCTTAGAGTATGAAACACAGCAAGGCCAGTATACATTCTTTGGTCATCCCCAAAATCAAACGAATTACTATCAAGGTTATCAACCGTTCCAAGCACTTAAAAGATAATGGCAGCAGTAACACAAAGAGTTCCTAATTATCTAGGAGGAGTATCTAAACAATCAGATGACAAGAAGTTAGCGAACCAAGTAAGAGAGTGCCTGAATGGTTATCCTGATCCTACCTTTGGTCTTACTAAAAGACCGGGGTTTAAATGGTTAACTAATTTAGGTACAGGAACTACTTATGATAATTGTAAGTGGTTCTATATACATAGAGATAATGATGAGAAGTATATAGGATGTATTAAACCTAAACCTACTAGTGGTACTGGAGATATAGATATATGGAATGCTACTACTGGTGTAGCATGTGCTGTTAACTATGGTTCAGGAGCACAGGCATACCTTACAGGAGCACGGGAGAACTATGATGTATTGACAGTACAAGATACTTCTATTATAACTAATAACTTACATACAGTTACAACGTTAACTGCTCCAACTTATAAGACTAAAGCTTTCGCTGCACTAGTATTAAGTGGTGCTCCAGTAGGTAAGTATAATGTAACTATCAAGAATATTGATAATAGCGGTTCGCAATCTATAACAGAGTATGATTCCCCTGCTACAGCTACTTATGATACATTACTAACTGAATTAAAATCTAGAATAGATGGTTTAAATATATCAAATCTAGTAGTAACTAAATATGATGATTCCTTACATTTAATAAGGAATAGTGGTAATACTGAATTTAAGATAACTGCTAAGGGTGGTCCTAATAGTGATAAATTAACAGTAGTTCAAGATCAAGTGGATAATGTATCAGACCTACCTTTCCAAACTGTACATGATCGAACAGTTAAAGTTATTAATACTGCTTCACCTTTTGATACATATTGGGCTAAGTTTGTAGCAGAAGACGGTGTATCAGGTAGAGGTTATTGGGCTGAAACAATAGACCCAACCTTATCTACAGGTCTGACAGATACAACTATGCCACATGAATTAGTTAATCCCTCTACTAATACTTTCACATTTCAAAAGATATCGTGGGTAGCTAGAAAAGTAGGTGATGATATAACTAATCCGCATCCCAGTTTTGTTGGGGAGAAAATACAACAATGCTTTTTCCATAACAGTAGACTTGGTTTCTTATCTAAAGATAACGTAGCTTTAAGTCAGACACAGGATTTCTATAATTTCTATGCTATCTCTGCTCAGACACAGACTGATTCAGATCCAGTAGATTTAAGTTGTTCAGCAATTCGACCAGCATCACTTCATGGTGTGATTCCTACTACACAGGGTTTAGTCCTATTTAGTAAGAGTCAACAGTTTTTGATGGCATCTGGTAGCGGAATTCTAACACCATCAACTACTACGATCAGAACCATATCTAACTACGAGATGGATACAAAAGTAGATCCTGTTGATATGGGTACTAATATTAATTTCATAAGTAAAACTCCAGCTTATACTAGAGTATTCGGAATGATCACACGTGGTCAAGACGAGAACCCTCAAGTATTAGACATAGGAAGAGTTGTAAATGAGTGGATACCAGCTGGAATAGATACGTTTATTGCCAGTCCACAGAATCAATTCCTAGCTATGTCTAGTCAGTCAGACAATAAGATTTATTTCTATCGTGTATACAATGATGGTAAAAATAATCTTCTAGAAGCATGGTTTAATTGGCAGTTGATGGGTAATGTACAAGGCATTGCTGTTGATTCCGATGACATGTTTGCTGTAACTAAACAAGGTAGTCAGTTCACTTTAAGTGTAGCTAGTTTAAGTCAGAGTCCGTCAGACGCTATCATAGTTAATAATGCTGGTAACAGGATTAACCCCTGTATGGATTTATATACTGAAGCTAAGAATGCTGCTGCTAATAATAAAGTAGATTATGATTCTACTAATAGATTTTCTAAGTGCTATATACCTTGGGCTAATGTTACAGGATTAACTCCTGTTATAGTTATTAAAGGTACAACAGCAACTGGACAATTTACTGAATCTGGATTTACTATCACACCTACTGTAGTTACTGATGATGGTGATCCCTATTTCAAAGTACAGGGTAAAGATTTAACAAGTGTAGAAGATGATGTAATAGTTGGATGGAAATATGATCTAGATATTATATTACCTAAGACGTATGTGAGAACTGATGAAGGTCAGAAGCTTACAGATTATACTGCTACTTTAACTATAGCTAGAATGAAGTTCTCTGTTGGTCTATCTGGTGTAATGGCTTTTAAGCTGAAATCAACAGGTGTCAGACAAGGTAAAAAAGAATATACTGGAGATAACTCTACTACTGTATTTAACTGGATTAAAGAAGATCTAGATTACATTGATAAAGATCAGATCAAAGTTAAATTAGATGGAGTTGTTACTACAGCATTTACTGTATCAGGTGATTATCAAGTTACTATGAACAGTGCTCCGGGTACAGGAGTAAAAGTTTTAATATATCTAGATGAATGGTATAATCTTAATTCTACACAGATGGCTGATACTTATCTGGCTAATGATATAGCATTAAGTGAGCAATCAGTGTTTACTATACCAATCCATCAAAAATCAAATAACTTCCAATTGAGGATATTTAATGATTCACCATTCCCTGTGTCTTTAAACTCTATGATGTGGGAAGGTAATTATTCACCGAGATTCTATAAGAGGTTTTAAAATATGATGATGAATGATTTTGGTGTTCCAGCTAATGAACACGAAATGATGATGATGAAGCCACACGAAAAAGTGATGGCTGAATCTGGTGTAGAAAGTAATTTCTGGCAAATAGCAGCCAGTGTAGGTATCGGTCTTTTCAGTGGTAGACAGAAAGCTAAAGCTGCTGGTAAGCAAGCTCAGAAACAGAATGAAGCAGTTGAAAGACAGCATAAGTATAACCTAGACGCTTATGATATGAAGGGTGATCAGCTTAGATCTGAACACGCTTATAGAGTACAAGAGACTGCAACTAAAAGACTGAACGAGGATAACGCAGCAGAC